CAACGTTAAGTACGTCACCAACGTTATGATCAGTAAAGTCATCAACAACGTAACCATTCTTAAGACGGTCAAATCCATTGTCATCATATGTCTTAGTATTTTCTGCCTGTGTCTCTAATAGAGATAGTGATGTGTAATATTCTACATGCTCAAGACGTTGCTCAAGGTCACCAATATCCTTCATAGTATAACGACGGATAATCTCAGGGTTAATAAGAATATCTCTTTCTACATCATACACATAAGGACGGTATTCAATCTGTGCTAATAACATAGCATTGTCTATACCGTCTGGTGGTGGTAGATCCTCAGAAGATACACCTCTCACCATCTTAAGTTGATTATCATGTGTTAGATATAGTTTATCTGCACGAGGGAGATAGTATGAGTAGTCCATACGGATCTCTGTATTAACCTTCGGTATGTCGAAGATAGTAGATCCACCTGCACCACCAGAGGTATCAAATTGTCTTGCACCAAAGTCTAGTGAAGCACATTCTACTAAGAATGGATTAGATACTGTACCATCTCTAGATGCTAACTCACCGACACCTGGACGGAAGTCAACTTGGTCTCTTAGGAAGTTAATTGATCCATCTAACTTATAGGTTGGCACTTCCTTGTATGCTATACCTGTATAAGATTGTGCTGCGAAATAGTCTCCTGAAGTTTCATGCTTGAAGTAATCAAAGACTATTAATATTTTACGAATAGGTGGAGTATACTGTGGATACCTAGTTAACTTACATACATCATAGAAGTGTGCTTTCTGTCCAGTCTCCAAGGTATACTGTGTAGTAACTACCTTACTACCTCTAGAAACTGATCCATCAGCATCATCTACAATAGCAGATAATGGTAGTCCATCGTCATCCTGGCCATCTATAGCTTCACCAGCAGAAAATGGAGTCTCATTCAACTGCACATAATACAATCTCAATGTTGAGTTGATAAACTGTATGACTCTACCACGAGCACCTGATGTTTTACCTATAATAACAGACCCATTATCGAAGAAAGTAGACTCTGTTAGGACTAAGTAAGGAGGTGATGCATCAGCATCATTCTCTGATTCATATACAGCATGGACGTTATATACATCATTCAATGCGAATGAAATCTCTTCGTCTTCAATACGTGTGCCGTATAGGTTACCATAGGCAAGACCATACTTAGGTTGGTCATTATTAATTCTTGTGCGAAGGACGTTAAGACATCTCATCTTAGCAGCAGTCTTAATCTTCTTCGATACTATATTTTTAGATACTAGTGCTGTTAATTTAACTGTGTTAACGTTTGCTAAACCGTCAATAGTAACTGACTGTCTGTCAGCACCGAAGGTCACTGTAAAGTTACCACCACCAGGGTTGGTACCGTTAAGTGCTTCTAAGTCTAGGTTACCACCAACACTCCATACTGATCCAGATTCTGCAAGGATCGTTAGGATATAGTTTTCATCATCTAGTGTTGCAAACTGCTCAGATTCTGGTAGGGATACAGTAACACCACCAGATACCACAGTCTTATTATTAAATGTCCTAAAGACAAAGAATGATTCGTCAGAGATTGACTTCATCGATGTACGAGGACAGTCAATTGTTAATTCACCGTTTTGATAGTCTTTCTGGAATACGAAAGGACGCATTCTTGCTAGAGCAGATACTTCACCATCATTAACAGTACCTTTCTTCAGACCAGCTTCTAGTAATGCATGCTGTGTAAGGTAGTCAAAAATATACGACGACTGACCTGTAGCAGCATTAGTAGATGTAGTATTAATAGCACTAGGATCTACTCTCATAACTCTAAGAGTATTCTCACCTTCGTCTGAAGTATTAGTTGATGTTATTACTTCACCTGGACGTAGGTCTTGTGCAAACTTTGTCCTAAATCCTTCTATTCTACTATTACCTGCTTGGTCAATAGTAACAGTTGTGCCTTCAATGATCTTCACATCATTAAGCATTAAGTTAGCACCAAAGATAATTGTACCTGAGGTTGCTGAATCTTCTCTACCAACTACAGATCTAGCATCAGTTAAGTTGTAAGTATGTGCTGCCTCTAGAGTACCAACAACTCGGCCATCACGCTCGATAACCTCGCCATTTATAAACTCACCTGAGACTTGCTCCAACTGACACCATGTGCCTGACCCTGCATCAGCAACGAAACCTGTTGCCTGTGATGTACGACCTCTTAATAGGTTACCAGCAGAGACTGAATTGTTACCAGCAGCAAAGTTAATCGCTGTATACATCTGCACATCGAAGATCCAGAGATCCCATATACCTGTAATAGATGTTTGTTGTAACTGGACTGTACGACATCTACCTATCTTTCTACCAGTTACGGTGTTAGTAGTGTTACGAGTCCACTCATCTGTTAACTCTAGTATTTGATATGCTTGACTGACACCTTCACCAGTTAGCTCGGGCCATCCATATACATCATATACTTTTAACATCTGTCCTAGTCTGAATGCTAGGATAGCGTTTTGTACTGAATCAAAGTCTCTTGGTTTATGTGCATCCACATACTGTGGTACCAAAAACTCAGTCCTATAACCCTTAACATATGCTCTACCTGGGCTAACCTCAAATGCAACTAAGTCATCTGAAGCAATTGCGTCACCACTAGTAGTTTCTCCTACACGATATACACCATTGTTAAAACCATCATCTAAACACTCTCTTGCTTTAATAGAGAATGTATCAATTACATAGTCTCCAGACTCTTCATAGGTTCTCCTTGCGAGAGATCTTTCAAGTTCTGAATATGCTGTGTGAGTAACAAACTGTTCAACCTTTGAGTTGTTGATACGGAGTAATTCAACAAAGTTCTTATCGGTTTCATCATTGATTGGTTTTTTAACCAATGAAGTTTTAATTCTAAATCTGTGACCGCCTGGAGCAGAATAGTTCGATGTTCCAGCTGCGTTATCATTAAGTGTCGGATCGTCTTCTGGTGTAACGATTGACTCACTGACCTCAAGTCCAACTCTGTAAGATGGGTTGTTACTGTATTGATCAAGGATGAGGTGGGATGATGGAATATCAACGAAATGTCCTCTGATAAAATATACACCTGCATTAATATATGCAGTTGATGCTACAGCAGTTGAATCTACTGGTAGCAACTGAGCGAAGGGAGATCCAACCTCAATTAGGGTTGTCCCAAAAGTGATTTCATTTTCGGCCAGTAATTGCTCGTTGGGCTGAAAAGTCTTGAGGGTAGTGTCACTAGTGGTGTCACCTGACTCAACATATTTCACATACAGTGTAACATATCCCCTTGAAGACTCTGTTGAGGGGATTGAATACAATACCTTTGCCTTAATACCAGTCGTAATACCTTCAATTATCTGACCTGTTAACTGAGTTCTATATGTTTCTACGTCTACACCAAGAAAGGACTGTTGTAGGACAACTGCCTGCACTTGTAGGTCATATCCAACTTGACCTGGTATAACCATACTTCCTTCTTTAAAGAAGTGTTGTCCGATACTCTCCATCTGATTCTGGAGGATCGACTGCATAGTCGTTAGTTCTCTTGCCTGGATAGGATATCCTGGTCGGAATAAGACTCTGTAAAAATTCTTATCCTTATCGAAATCGTCAAAATAAGGACTAATATTTAGATTGGTATTCTGTGGCATTGAATTAGAACTCGATTACGATTTTGATATCTTCTATCTGGTCACCAGCACGAGTAATCGCACCTCTATTATCTATGTAGATCACATCACCTGAGTTTGGATCTACTTCTGCTTTTGCATAACCATTAGTGAATGCCATACCTAGATCGTATTCAGCATTGTTAATAACCCTCGTAGAGGATCCTGAAACAATGGGGAAGTTGATGTCTGGGTCAGCAGATGCACCAGATGTAGCACCCACTATTGGGTTACCTCCTTCAAACTCGATTAGGTTACCAGTAAATTCGGGGAAAATACCGTCAACTCTATTCTGATAATATTTAAGCACTTTCGTTGTGCTATTCCATGAGATAACACGTCCTCTTGCTGTTACCTGTTGCCCACCAACAGTACGAGATTGTGTGATGATCTCGTCAGTCTGGAAGTTTCCAGTAAACGTAGGTGCAAATATTGCAGCCTTGGTGGCACTTAATGTCAGGTCGGACGTTAAC